CTTGTTGGTTGTGATGTAAAGCTGCCCGTCATGTATTGCGCGGGCGAATGTCTGCGTTGTGGATGTCATCTTGCGTCCTTTGTTTTGCGGGTTGTGGTGTGATTATTGTAATACGTAATTCAAAGCACGCAAGGAGTTTTTATGCAGATCAAGAAAAGAAGTGACAGCCGGTAGAAAGCCCACCCCCACCGTCTTAAAGCTGGTGAAGGGCAACCCCGGTAAACGTGCCGTCAACAAGGCCGAGGCCGTTGTCGCCCTGTCCGAGCCAACGCCGCCCGCCTTCCTGTGCGACGACGCAAAGGTGGAATGGGGCCGTGTGTGCAGTGCGCTTTATGCCGCTGGCCTGATGACTGAGCTAGACCGGGCAGCGCTTGCCGCCTATTGCGCCGCATACGGGCGCTGGGCGCAGGCCGAGCGGGCCATCAACCGCATGGCCGCTAAAGACGAATTAAACGCCGCGCTGATGATTAAAACCACCAGCGGCAACGCCATACAAAACCCGCTCGTCGGGATCGCAAACAAGGCCAAGGCCGACATGGTGCGCTACGCCGCCGAGTTCGGCATGACCCCTTCGGCGCGTTCCCGCGTCACAGCGACACCTGATGACCAGAAGCAAGAAGACCGCGCCGCCCGCTATTTCTGACGCGGCTACGCAGTACGCGCAGGAAGTCGTATCGGGTAAGCGTATTGCAGGCCCGCATGTGCGCGGCCAGTGCGCCAGGCACCTGCGGGACATTGAAGACGGGCACAAGCGCGGGCTGGTGTGGAATGTCGAGGAATCGGAAAAGGCGCTTGGCTTTTACGCCGATGTGCTGAAGCTCAACGGCGGCGACTACGAGGGTAAGCCCTTCGAGCTGCTGCCCTGGCAAAAGTTTGTTGTCGGCTCGCTGTTCGGCTGGCAGGGCGTTGACGGATACCGGCGCTTTCGCGTGGCCTATGTCGAAACTGCGAAGGGTTCCGGCAAGTCGCCCCTGGCCGCCGGTATCGGCATGAAGGGGCTGGTGGCCGACAACGAGCCGCGCGCGGAGGTTTACAGCGCCGCCACGAAAAAGGATCAAGCCATGATCCTGTTCCGTGACGCCGTTGCGATGGTGGATCAATCGCCAGAGCTGAACAAGCGATTGACGAAGAGCGGCACCGGGGAAAGGTGCTGGAACCTTGCCTATATGGCCCAAGGCGCGTTCTTCCGGCCTATCAGTAGTGATGACGGGCAATCCGGCCCGCGCCCGCACATCGGCCTGATTGACGAGCTGCACGAGCACAAGACCAACACCGTCGTCGAAATGATGCGGGCGGGTACGAAAAGCCGCAGGCAGGCGCTGATTTTCATGATTACCAATGCGGGGCACAACCGCATGGGGCCGTGCTGGTCGTATCACGAATACGGCTCGCAGGTGTGCTCGGGCGCGAAGGAAGACGACGCCTTTTTCGCTTTCATCTGCTCGCTCGACGAGGGCGATGACCCGCTCAAGGATGAGGGCTGCTGGTTTAAGTCGAACCCATCACTGCAAGACGCCGACCTGCCTGGCATGCGGTATCTGCGCGAGCAGGTGACCGAGGCGCGCGGCATGCCGAGCAAGGAGGCGATGGTGCGCCGGCTCAATTTCTGCGAGTGGACTGGCGCCGAATCGCCGTGGATCAGCGCAGACATCTGGAAAGACGCGAAAGCCGAATTCGATTGGCGCGAACTTCGAGGGCGCCGGGCCTATGGCGGGCTGGATCTTGGCAGCACTACCGACTTGACCGGCCTGGTGCTGATGATCGAGCCGCTGCTCGACGGTGAGCCGTGGCTGTGCGTGCCGTTTGCCTGGCTGCCGGACGAGGATCTGCAGCGCAAGGCGGACCACGACAAGGCGCCGTACGTCGTGTGGAAGACGCAGGGGTATCTCGACACGACGCCCGGCAAGGCGGTGAGCAAACGAATGGTGGCGCAGCGACTCTCGGCGCTCGCGGAGTTCTTCGAAATCGTGTGCGTGGCATACGACCGCTGGCGGATCGAGGACTTCCTGTCGATGGCGGCGGATGACGGTATCGCGTTGCCGGAAATGAAGCCGTTTGGCCAGGGCTACAAGGACATGAGCCCGGCGGTCGAGCACTTCGAAACGATGCTGTTGAACGGGCAGCTTGCGCATGCCAATCACCCGGTCATGAATATGTGCGTGAACAACGCCATCTGCACTGCGGATGACGCCGGCAACCGAAAACCGAGCAAGGAAAAAGCGAACGGACGCATCGACCTGGTCGTTGCGGCCGTGATGGCGGCAGCAATGACGATGAAAACCGAGAATGCATCTCACGAAACCCTCTTCTACGACCTGAACCAATGAACTCTGACCAATTCCACAACGTAGTCGAGCGGTGGCGCGGGCCGTCGAACGGCGCCGTTGTCAGCACTGGCGACAGTGCCGAGACGTTGGCAGAGTTCTTTCAGGTTGCGCAAACGTCCAGCGGATACGTTGTCAGCGATCAGACGGCGATGTCGATCGCCACGGTTTACCGCTGTGTGGGAATCATCGGCGGCGCGATCTCACAACTGCCGCTGCATCATTTCCGCCTTGAGCCTGACGGAACGCGGAAGAAGCAGCCGAAGACGCCGCTCTGGTGGCTGCTGAACGAGTCCCCGATTGATGCGTGGACAGCGGCGGCATGGAAAGAGTACATCGTCAAATCGGTGCTGCTGCGCGGCGATTCGTTCGCAGAGCTTGTCCGGACCGGATCAGTAGTCACAAGCATTCGCCCGTTTCACCCGACCAGCGTTCAAGTGCTGCGCAAGACGGACGGAACCCTGCTGTATTCGGTGATCGACATCGACGGAGAACGGCGAACCATCCTTCCGGAGGACATGCTGCACTTTGCCGGTCTCGGGTTTGACGGCGTCCGGTCGATGTCGGTCATCCAGTGGGCTGCCCGCCAGGCAATCGGCAACTCGCTTGCTGCGGCGGATTATGCCGGTCGGTCGTTCGCAGACGGCACGCTACCGCAGATCGCAATCAAGTTCCCGAACAAGTTCACGAAGGCGCAGGGCGACGAACTGCGCGACTCCTTTGCGTCAACTTACAACGGGCCGCGCGGGCGGAAATTTCCGTTGGTGCTTGCCGAAGGCGCCGATGTCAAAGAGCTATCAATGACGCCGCAGGACGCCCAGCTGATCGAAACGCGGCAGTTCGAAAAGCACGACATCTACACCGCCTTTGGCGTGCCGCCGATCATGGGTGGCGACAACGAGAAGACGACAAGCTGGGGCACCGGGATCGAGCAGATCACCATCGGCTTTGTTCGCTACACGCTGAAGCCGCACCTGGTGCGCTGGGAAGAAGAGCTCAACCGCAAACTTTTTCGGCGCGCCGGGCCGTTTGTCGAATTCGAGATTTCCGGTCTGCTGCGGGGCGACGCCAAGGCTCAGGCGGAATACTACAAAGCCGCGCTTGGTGGTCCGGGCTCCGGGCCGGGCTGGATGTCGGTCAACGAAATCCGGTCCTTGCAGAACCTGGCGCCAATCGACGGCGCGGACAAACCTTTCTACCCTGACACGGGAACCACAAATGCAAAAGAATCGACTCCTCAACCTGCTTAAAGCGAACGCTCAGGCAGAGACAAAGCTGCGCGCAGAAGTCAAAGGCGAAGCAGCGCACATCTATCTGTATGACGTGATCGACGCATGGTTCGGCGTGTCGGCGCAGATGATGGTGGACGCACTAAAGTCGGCATCTGGAAAAACCGTCCACCTGCATATCAACTCGCCGGGCGGTGATGTGTTCGAGTCTGTCGCGATGGCATCAGCGATCTCGGCACACGACGGCGACGTGATTACAAGTATTGACGGAATAGCGGCCAGCGCCGCAACGCGCGTAGCCTTGGCAGGTAAGGAAGTGCGAATCGCCGACTCCGGGCTGATGATGATCCACAACAGTTGGACTATCGCTTGGGGCAATGCCGACGAAATCCGCAAGACCGCAGACCTGCTGGACAAAGTCGATACCGGAATCGTCGCCGACTACACCCGGAAGACCGGCGCCAGCGAGCAGCAGGTACGCGACTGGATGGCGGCGGAAACATGGTTCAACGCGCAGGAAGCGCTCGACAACAAGTTTGTGGACGCCATCGACTCGACGACTCAGGCGGCAGCCAACAAGTGGGACCTGAGCGCCTACCAGAACGCACCGAAACAACCAGAGCGGCCGGCGGATGCAGTCGCCGCACAGATTGCAAATCGCGAGCGCAAGCTCCGATTGCTCAGCCTCACCTAGCGCACTCGCGCAAGTGAATCGGACCCGCTTCGGCGGGTTTTTTTTCGCCTATTGAAAGGAAAAAAGATATGGGCATCCAAGCGTTGCGCGAGCGCAAAGACGAACTCGCCAAACAGGCCAACAACATGATCGCCAATGCTGGCGACAAGGTGTGGTCGAAAGAAGAGGCGGCAGCCTACGACCAGATGACTGACGAGATCGGCCGCATCAATGCGCAGATCAAAGCAATCACCGAGCAGGCAGACCTCGACGCCGAAAAAATGATCGGCGAAGCGGCCAAGAACAGCAAGAAAACGACCACGCTGCATGATGCGGTCGCGCTCTATCTGCGCAAGGGAATGAACCTGAGCGCTCATGAGCTGGCCATGGTGCAAAACGCCATGTCCACAACGACCGGTTCGGAAGGTGGCTTCACCGTGCCAACCGAAATCGCCACGATGGTGATTGACGCCCTCAAGACGTTCGGCGGCATGCGTAGCGTGGCCAACATCATCCGGTCGAGCGCTGGTAACGACTGGCAGTATCCGGCATCTGACGGCACGTCGGAAGTCGGCGAAATCGTCGGCCAGAACGCTGCCGCGACTTCGCTGGACATCACGTTCAGCCAAGTGCCGCTGGTGACCTACAAATACAGCTCGAAGAAAATCGCGCTGCCGTGGGAACTGGTGCAGGACTCCGTGATTGACATCGTGGCATTTGTTGTCAACCGCTTGGCAACGCGCCTCGGTCGCATCACGAACACGCACTTCACTGTCGGCACCGGTTCCTCGCAACCGTTCGGCATCGTGACGCGCGCAGCTTCCGGAAAGGTCGGCACCACCGGCCAAACGACGACCGTCATCTATGACGATCTCGTCGATTTGGAGCACTCGGTTGATCCGGCATATCGTCGGAACGCCGCGTACATGATGAACGACGCGTCCGTCAAGGTCATCCGCAAGATCAAGGACTCGCAGAACCGTCCCATCTTTGTGCCTGGTTACGAGGCAGGCGCCGTGGTTAACGGTGGCGCTCCTGACTCCCTGATGGGTCGCCGCATCGTCGTCAACCAAGACGTGGCGGTGATGGCTGCAAACGCCAAATCTATCCTGTTCGGCGACTTCAGCCTGTACACGATCCGCGACGTGATGTCGGCTGAGGTTCGCCGCTTCGACGACTCGGCCTTCGCGCTGAACGGTCAAGTTGGCTTC